CAGGAAACAATGATGGAACTCAGGGAAGCGGCGAACAAGACCGGAAGCTCCGACCTGTATGACAAGCTCTGCGAACGGTGCAACAGCGAGATATCGAAACTGTTCCTCGGGAACACGCTCACCACCGAGGCATCGGACAAGGGAACACAGGCACTCGGAACCGTCCACAAGGACGTGGAGGAGAAGGTCACGCTGGCGGATCGGCAGGACATCCTGGACGTGCTCAACTACAACATGACCGACATATTCGCCATGCTCGGGATAGACACCACCGGCGGCGAGTTCTGCTACCCGGAAAAGAAAGTCATCGAACCGGAGAAGAAGATGAGCATCCTCACCCAGCTGCGTACGAACTTCGGCCTGCCGGTGGGAGACGATTATCTGTACGAGGAATTCGGGATCGAGAAGCCGGCAGACTACAACGAACTGAAAAAACGGCAGGAAGCCGGAGCGGCCGGAATACAGAAGGCGAAAGAGAAAGCGGCAACCACCGGGGAACGGGAGGATGAAGAGGAGGAGATACCGGAAACCGGCAAAGAAGCTCCCAAAGAGAAGAAAAACGCCCTTAAAAACGCGTATAACTGGCTGAAACGTTTTTTCGCGAAAGCCCCGGGGAAAGACGGGGCAGCTTTAGAGTGGTGATGAACGACCTCTACCGGTTGGAAAACAAGCAGGTGGAGAACGTGTTCTCTTTTGATGAGGAGGTATTGAAGAAAGCCCTGAAGAACATATACGGCAAGGAGTTCCATCCCATGACCGACATCGAGGAGAACCTGTTCGAGGCCACGTGGAAAACGATGAACAACGCCACCGACAAGGGGTTCGGGACACGGAAAGCCGATGATCCGGATTATGACTTCTACCGCGAAATACGTGCGAACAACGCCGTATTTGCCGCGTTCAAGGTACACCGGGCACAAAATGACATGGCGGCGCTGCTGCTGGACGAAAACGGCAATTTAAGGCCGTTTGAACAGTGGCTGAAACTTGTCATGCCCATAGCGAACCACCAGATGGTCCACTGGCTGCGTACCGAATACGACACGGCAGTCATACGGGCGCATCAGGCGGCCGACTGGAGACAGTTCGAGCGGGAGAAGGATATCCTGCCGAACCTCAAATGGATGCCCTCGACATCCGTACACCCGGGAGCGGACCACCGCGTGTTCTGGGGAACCATACGCCCCGTCGATGATCCGTTCTGGAACGAACACAGGCCGGGGGACCGGTGGAACTGCAAGTGTACGCTCTCCTCAACGGATGAAGCGCCGACAGCGGTACCGGGAAGCGGGCCGGACAACAAACCGCAACCCGGACTGGAAAACAACCCGGGAAAGGACGCAAAACTTTTCTCGGACAAGCATCCATATCAAAAGGATGCGCACCGGGGAGCAAAGAAGACAGTGGACAAACTGACACTGCGTATCAAGGAAATGATAGCGGAAATGCCGGACAACCTGACACTGGAAGAGAAAGAAGCCATAGCCAGACACAACCTGCAAATGGAAAAAACACTTGGAATCACCAAAGGGAAACCCATGACAGTAGAGGAAGCGGACAAACAGAACGCCAACCCGAAGCATAAGGAACAATTCATCCCGGACCCTCAAGGATTATACCAGGACAAACAGGGAAACAAATTCTCAAAGAATCCGGATTTCAAACCTGCCGACAGACAATATGGAATCAACTGCCAGACTTGTGCGCCAGCCTATGCCTTAAGATTAAAAGGGTTTGACATTACAGCAAAGGGTAACACGCCAGGATCCAAACTGGACTATCTGAGCAGGGGGACAAACGCGTGGGAAGTGTGGAAAAACATAGATGGCACACAAGCAAAACACACGAGCATCACCGGCTGGATGGCATCAAAACAATATATGAAAATGACTCCTAAACGGTATCGGGAATTTTTTGAAGAAACCTGCAAGGATGAGGGAGTTTACGAGCTGAGTATAGGATGGAAATCCGGAGGGGGACATGCAACGATCTTACAACGGTTTAACGATGGAGAATTGCGTTACATCGAACCGCAGCATGACAATTCCAAAGGTTCCGTCAATGAATGGAAAGATGTAAGATACTTGTGCGAAAGTGGACAGGCGAATCCGCATTATTGCAGGGGAATAATGAGAATAGACAACAAGCTATTCAACACCGACTTCATCGAAATCTTTGATAAGTAGGTTGATGAGATCAAGGGCTTCAAAATCGGAGTATGTCATGACCTGACCGTCACCATACCGGAAAACAAACGGGAAGCCGGTCGTTACATCTTCAGGGAACTTGTACAAAAAATAGTCCGCCCCTTCATGATTACCAAGGTAATCGAAGGAATCGCCGTACTGTTCTATGAGCCACCGGGCCTCGTTCTTTACTTGTTCGGGTATATTCATAACGCAAAAAGGCACATAAAACGCCTTGTCTGCAAAAGTATAAAATTATTTTTTAAATCAGTCATTTATGGACATAAAAGAATATTCAAAGCTGATAAAAGCCAAGCGCAAAGAGTTGGATGACCTGATGAAACGGAAGATGCCGGTCATCGCCGGACGAATGGCAAAGGACCATTTCCAGGACAACTTCCGCCGGGAAGGTTTCGTAAACGGAGGGCTACACCCGTGGCCGAAAGCGAAAAGGCTGTCCTCAGGGCGGACCGATGCGGCCGGACAGTACGGGACATTACTCTCAGGAAGGAACCACCTCTTCAGCTCCGTCAAGTACGTGCCGGCGGACTACCGCGTGAGAGTGGCAGACGACCTCATGTACGCACCCCTCCACAACTGGGGAGGAGAAGTGCATCCGACCGTTACGCCGCAAATGCGGCGCTTTGCATGGGCGAAGTATTACCAAGCTTCAGGCAAGGCTAAAAAAGCCGCTACGGGCAAAAAAAAAGGCAAAAAGAAGGGTTCTGCCGCAAGTAACGAACCGCAGGAGAACCCGGAGGCGCTGAAATGGAAAAGACTGGCGCTCACCAAAAAGAAAAAACTCCGGATCCGAATACCGCAACGGCAGTTCATCGGAGAAAGCAAAGAACTGTCCGACAGGATAACGAAAAAAACAGAAAATGAAATCAGAAACATTTTAAACTTATAAGGATATGGAAGAAATATTCATCGCGATCATGGAACGCATCGCCGGAATGATGCCGGAACTCTCCTGCATAGACGAGGATTACGGGCAACTTGAAGCGGGGGCGGAAGAGGACCACTACCCGGTCACGTTCCCCTGTGTGCTGATCGGAAATACCGAATCGGACTGGAACGACCTCGGATACGGAGTACAGAAAAGCGAGTCACTCATTACCATACGCCTGGCCGTCGACTGTTACGATGACACCCACTACACCTCCGGAACCTATCAAAAAGCAAAAGAACGTCTGCTGAAGGCGAAGGAACTGTACAGGATACTCCAGGGTTTCCAGTGTTCGGAAGAAGCCAGCCCGCTGGTCAGGGTGAAAAACCGGGACTATTCCATGCCCGGAAATATCAAGGTGTACGAGACGGTTTACTCCTTCACGCTGCATGACGAGTCGGCCATGCAGGAAGGCGCGGCAAGGTTTATTCTCCCGTAAAGAGCGAGAGCTGGACGGCTGTCAGGCGGGGCTTCTTCACTTTCGGGACGGGCTTCACCTCCAGGTCCTTCAGCTCCCGGCACTTGCGCCGGATAATGGACATGATCCGCTCCTCGGAAATGAAAAACTCCTGGCGGGACAACACTTTCAGGGCATCATCAAAACGTAGGCGCTGCACCTCCGTCCAGTAATAGTAACGGCGGCACAGGGCTTCATCACGGAGTTCTATCAGGTTTTTGTCTCGTCCTTTGGCCATAAGTTCAGGTATATGCTGCAAAATTAGGCATTTAACCGGTCATTATAGATAAAAAAACGCCGCATCGTATATGAATGCGGCGTTTTTCTGTTTAGAGTGTGAACAAAATCACATGGTCATCAGTTCGGTGTCATCCTCACCCGGAACAAACGGCTCGACGCGGGTAATCACCTTGCTTTGCACTTTCACCCGTCCGCTGCCCTTGCAGACTGGGCATGTGGCGGATGAAGGAGCCCCTCCCTGATCCGGATAAAAGACACGTCCCTTGCCTTCACAACGCTTGCAGGCCATGACATGTGGCGCGATATTCTTCGTCTTTTCCATAATTACAACCGGCAGAATGAAGGCTCGATACGATGCCAGACACCGTTCTCGTCACGTTTGTGGAAATAATAATTCACTGCGGTCTTGTACACTACGTTACTTTCGCGGAAGAGGTCCATGATTTCGGTGTACTCGCTATCGAAACGGTCCTCCAACTCGTACAGCTTGCTCACCGACTTGTAGTCCAGGTCGCCCTGGCGGTTACGCTCGATCATGGTCATCCCGAGCTGGTACATCGGATCATCGGTACCCAACTCGCGCCCCATGGCGTAACGCTTCAGGTAATCCACCAGGCGCTCGGCGGCAAGGTCGGCACGCTCGTCGAAGCTCTTCACCTTGTTGCTTCTCACCTCCAGCTTCATGTCACCGTCCACGATGGTGAAACTCGCCTGCTCATCCTTGCGGAGCTGGCCGTATTCACGCATCACCGCACGGAAGGCGGCGGCTTCTTTCTCCACCCAGTCGCGGAACGCTTTCACATCATCCACGACCGGGAGCAACTTGTTCTTCACTTCAAGCATGAACTGCGCACGAAGCCCCTCATAGGCGTCGCGCCGGTTACGCTTGTTTTCCTTCTCTTCCTGCTGGAGCTGTTTCAAAAGCTCCTTCCTGTCCTGGGCGGACAGGCTTTTTAATTGTTCTTTCAAGTCCATAACTAAAAATTAAATGGTTGTTATTGTTGTTTATTCTCACGTTTACGGCGGATGGCACGCAGCTTCACCTGCAATGTGTCCAGCGCCTCACAGTCAAGTTCACGGAACTCCTTGCCGGCGATACGGCTGTCCAGGCAGAAAGTATTCACCTTGTCCCAGTCTGCCGTATCAATGCCCAACAACTGCATCTGGTGCAATACCGCGGAGCGCTTCTGGCGGAGGATCTTCCGGAGCTGTTCCTGGTAAGTGGGCGGTACCAGCTTCTGCATGGCGGCCACGGCGGCACTGTATTCCTTCAGCGTCATGTCACGCAGGCTCGTGGTACGTCCCTCCGTGTACTGGGAAACGATGCTTTCCTTCAGCGCGTCACGATCCGATGTCGGAAGGCGGTTCAAAAGGCTGTAAAACGCCGAGTAATTCTCGGGTTTGTTCAATTGCTTGCGGCTGTTGATGTCTATCTGCATGGCTATGTCGGTTTTAAGTTATCCCTTTAAAAAGGGTACGCCTCCAAAAAGAAGTTAAAACGTCACTTAAAACTTTTACAATTATGCCGGAGAACGTACCCTGATTCATTATTTTTGTCTGTCACTTTTAAATTTTACAATTATGAAATTTACAGAAGAAAATGCTAATGCCATTTTGGCCGAGATCAACAAGAAATGTTCACCGTACGAATGTCCCATGTGCAAACAAAGAACAAACTTTATTTTCGGTAAAGGTGAGTCTCAAATTTTATCGTTCCAACGGGAAGGGATGCAATTAAAAGCTGATAATGGCATCAATTTTATCCCTGTCATTGTCGGATATTGCCAAAACTGCGGCTATGTAGCGCAATTCAATCTGAATGTCATTTTCCCAGAGAAATGACACCTTTTTGGTAGGTATCATTTTGGAACTTTCCTTCTGATTCACCAGAGGTTCGGCTATCCACATTCCGTTTCTGGTGAATCACTTCAACCGACACCACACTGTTCCTGTTGGTGTTGATCGCCATAATGTATCTGTTTCCTTTCTGTCCTTTCTCGTAAAGATAAGCCCAGTTCTCCTCAACCTCCACGTAACCTTGGCGGTCAACCGGAAGACCGAAACCGTTCACGATTTGCACACGGACCTTCAGACCTTCGAATTTCTTGAATATATTGCTCATAATATTGAAGTGTTACAGGTTATTCAACTCTTATCCTTCCGGTGTATTGGTTTCCCCGAAACTTCATCCCCTTGGTGAAGCCGCCCGGATATCCCAGTTCCTTACTTCTCGCGTTTGCCAGCAACAGATGTTCCCGGCTAAGGGAGGCTACAAAACCTTTGTCCTTTTCCAGTCCCATCTCTCGGGCCTTCCGGGTGACACTGCGTTCGGAAACACCGAGCATTTCAGCCAGCTCCCGGTTGAGGGTATTGTGATAGTGGCGACGCATGATGGAAAGCATATTGCCGTTCCAGAATATACGCGTCGAGTAGCCGTTATGCTCCACAATCCGCCCCTGGGTCCGGTGCATGAAAGTACCATCGGGAACCTTCCGGGTCTTACGGTACCGCTCCCGTTTGTATTCCAGCACACATTCATGACACCAGGAACTCCGGCCTCCGTTCTTCAGCGGATAAAATTCACGCATCCACAACTTGCGGCCGCAATGCGGACAAACACGTTTACGTTTCTGTTTGTTGTTATTCTCACTCATGGCTGTTTATGCTACATTCATCAATTCAAATTTTCCCGCCAAAACGGGATAACATTGATATCCGCCTTTCTCACCTGGGCCTGCATCAGCGCCATGGACAGCAACATGCAGACACGTTTGTCAGTTTTGACGGTTCCAGATATGGAACCCACAACATGGTCACCCTTGCCGGTCACGATTGAACCCGCAACCTGCTCAAGCCCGTCCGGATGATCCTCACTGGCCGCAACGCTCATAAAAGCGCTAAGATCGTTCTCCTTACAAAAGTTCTCCACATACCGGCAGAGTTCCATTACTGCCTCTTTCTGTTTTTCTGTAATCATTTCTGTAATTTTTAATTGTTAATTAATTATATGTTACTTCTCAAGAATATAATCACATTCAAGAACCTTGACACCACTGTAAAATGTCACTTTGGACGTATCAGTGATACCGAAATGTTCTTTATCCGCGAAAATCATATTTTTCACACCGGACTTCATTTGCCGGACAACGTCCTTAGCCCTTTTATCAGTCCAGCCATGAGCGGCAAAACCGGCCTTGAACTGGTAAGTGGTCGTTACGGCACCGTTCTGGATCCTGGTGGAAACAGTAACTGTACCCACACAGTTCTCTATTGTTTTCTTCTTTCCCATGATGATTATTTATTTGTTGGTTTCCAATCCACTGTTATAACCGCATCCAGTTCACCGCTGCCTTCACAGACCGGACAAGGTTTCCGCACATCCTCGCGGCTGCCTTCCTCCGTTCCCCAGAACCAGCCGTTACCCTTGCAGTAACCACACTTGTGACCGGTACTGACGAAGTTCTCGCGGTTAGTCCCTTTACACATATAGGCAGGAGGACAGATCTCCAGCTGTTTCTTTATCCTGCTCATGCCTGGCCCCCTTTCTGTTTCGGCCCCGCCACATTCCAATAGTCATAGGCGCCCTTCTCCCAGATTGTGTATTCACCTGTGGACCCCTGATAACGTCCCTTACTGAAGGCGACATAGCCCTCCACCCATATCTTCAGATCTGCATCATACATCACACTCGTGGCCGCATCACCTTTAGGATTTTTGCCGCGGGCATGGCTGATGAAAACAAACAACTTGTCCGGAAACTCCTCCTTCAGCTGGATATAGTCACGATACGTCATCTGTGTGTATTGGAAGCTGTCAATAATCACGATGTTGAAACTTTTATGACGCCGGAGCCTGATCTTCAAGGTGGGGATGTCCTCCTTGATGAACGCCAAATGGCGGCTTACCTCGGCCATACCAAAGCGCCGCAGGTTATTCTGGACTGTCAAAGAAGTTCCTTCCTCCAGGGAGTTGAACGCCACACGGTCATACTTGCAAAGTTCCTTGCAGAGCTGCATCACAAAGGAGGTCTTTCCGTTGCCGCTATTACCCCACACGAACCAGCAGCCCCGGACTTCCGGAGTGTCGAAGGCGTCCTTCCATTTCCCCTCGAAAGGGAACACGTCATACTTCTTGTTCAAGATGTCCCTGACATTCAAGGCACGCTTCATGCCGGCCTTTTTATTATCCTTTTTCTCTTCTTCCATAGTCAGAACAGTCTTAGTTGTCGGATATTGTCAATTCGGTCAAGCACGGCCTGCCGTGCAGCACCCCGCAGCTTCTCATGGCAGAGCATCCTGCCGAGTGCCCACAGAAGGGCATTCTCACGGGTGGCAAACTGTCCCCATTTGCGCCCCGGGTTGAAACCGCCGCCGGAACCGTCCACCTCCATGTGAACGCCGGAGGTCCACCAGCCGTCCTGCTGCCCCACAAGGGCATCCAGATAGTCGCGTCCATTACGGTAAACGGTCACCGTTTCGTATTCCGTCAGAACGGGATAATCACTCCAGGGAGCGGGGAGCTGGTTACGGCCGTCTATTCTCAGGTATTCAAATTTGTTTTCCATATCCTTTAAATTACGTTTGAACGGTATTTGAACGGGAATCATTCCCCCGTCATGCGTTTTACCTTGTGAATGGACTTCCTCACACGGCGCAAATCAAAGTCACATGTCGAAGCCTCCTTTATCACATTGTCGATATCCCTCTTGTCGGTCACCCCATTGGCGGAACAGATCGCGAACACGTCATTCACATCCGTGGGTTCCAGTTCATAGAACTTCCGACCTATACGGCTGTAGAACTCCTTGTAACCAGGCTTCTGGTAGCGCAGGCCGTTACTGATGCGTTTGGCAATATAATCAGTACTCAAGAACACAACACCGCATTTCTCCTCCAGCTTGTTGTACAGGCTGATAAAGTAGTGGAACACCGGTTCGGTCAGCTTGTCCGCCTCATCGAACACCAGCAGGGGTGCGTCCATCTGGATGATGTCATCCAAAATAAGTCCCCATACCTCACGGATATTATACCCTTCAGTCCGGATTCCGACCGTGCGGGCAATCTCACGAACGAAGTCACCTTTCTTCATGTCCTCGGAGCAGAGGATATAGAAAACCTCCTTATGCTCCTGAAGGTAAACACGGGCGGTGGTACTCTTACCACAACCGGCCTCACCGGTCACCCATGTGACGTTACGCCAACGCTGCGCATCGGAAAGCACAGCCGTGATCTCCTGGTAAGCACCGGTCTCCACAATCTGCCAGCCGGTAGCGCTTACACCACCGACCTGCGAAGCGACATTACGGAACATCTCGTCGCTGATATTCTCATAACGGCCGTTCAGGATATTGCTCACAGTACCCACACTGACTCCCTTCAGACTACCCGCGGCTTTCGTCTGGCTCGGATACTTCGCCACGTAAGCCCGGAGGCTCTCGCTGATGGCGTCTTTCTCTTTCATTGTAATTTCCATAATCAATAATTTTTATCTTGTTATAAATCTGTTCCTTATAATTTTCCGACCACCTTACGGATGCTCACTTCCTTCTTCTCAAAACTGTCCCATATCACGTTGCTGATGACTTTCATGTCACGACCTATGGAAGGACGGGGCGGCTGACTGTATTTTCTTGTGCGGCGGTCAATCTGGCGTTGCGCTTCCTTGCCGAGCCCTTTCAGGTCAGGAGTACGCAAACCGTTCTGTTCCGGTGCGACACCATGCTCATACTCGATATCCTTGGCGACGACCTGACGGTTTATACGCTCATTGATGACGGCCTCCTGCTGGGTGCGGATGAAACGTTTCTCGTCTTCCGTCTGCTCCTGCTGGGCACGGTGGATCATCAGCGGGAACGAAGCCACACACTCGAAACGCATTGCTCCGCCCTTATCCTTGTACAGCAGGCGCACGCTGCTCATGTCATAAGGATCGTACTGGACATAGAACTTCTTGTAGGTGTTACGCCGGCGCCATTCCAGATCAGGCTCACCGGGAGCGGAGAAAACCTCGTAGGGGTATTTCTTTCCCCGTACCGTGATCTCGATACCGCTGGCGGTGAACAGAGACGGTTTTTCGGTTGTGTACCAGAACATTTCCACCATATCCGGCACACTTACCGTATCAGTAGCCTCGTTCACGCTGGTATTGTACATTTCCATACGGGAGATGCCGGTGACCGGATGCTTCATTGAGTTCCACTGCTCACGGGAAGCGGCATACTGCTCCTTCAGCTCCTCCAGTGTGGGAAGGGAGCCGATGTTCGCGTTGATGAATTCCAGGTTCGGACGGCTTGTCTCTCTCTTTGCCGTAATATTCTGCCCGGTGAAACTGAAACGTTTTTTCAACACCTGGCTCTGGAAGCGGTAGAAAATGTTCTCAATCGTTTTGGACTCGCCGTTATACGGGGCTGTCGGGCGGTGGATACGGCTGATCTTCGAGAAAAGGCCCAACGCCGCGTTTTTCTTATGACCGCCCTGGTTGTCGCACACGATCTCGAGATCGGAAGAGCGTCGTGTAGGGAAAG